GTATCCCAAGCAGCTTTTATTTTTTCTCCTGCGGAAATAAAAAATGCTTTTACCTCAGTCCAATGTGTAATAATGAGCGCAGCCGCAACCGCTATCGCAATAACAATTCCCATAATAATTAACACTACTGGATTTGCGGCCATAATAAGATTTATAACAATCAATGCGCCATGTAGCGCCTGCACTGCTTTAACTAATCCCCAAACAATAGCAACCGCAATACCTACTCTTTTAAGTACACTAATTATTTTGCCAAAATTTTTAATAATATAATCGAGCCATTCATTTATTTTCGACGCAATAAGTTGCTCATTCGCGCGTATCCATTCGGTAACACGTTTAATAACTCCTCCTATTGCGCGATCCTTAAAATTAAAAATTGCCAGCTTAAGACTTTCAATCGATGATTTTAGCTGATCAATAGACCCGCTCATAGTACCGCGCATTTGCTCAGCAGAACGCGCAACAGTACCACCGGCCTCGCCAAATTTCTTCCTAAGTCCCTCTAGTTTATCCGTTCCTACTTGCAGCAAAGCAATAGCGCCAGTTGCACTTCGCACGCTAAAAATATCCGTCAATACTTTCGCGCGTTGCGCGTTACCGAGTTTGCCTGTTGCTTTATCTAAATCAGAAAGAATATCAACAAAATCTCGCATATTGCCACGCGCATCTTTTATTTTTATATGAAACCTATTAAACTGCTGCATTGCATTTTTTGCTGGGCTGATTAATCGAAACATCATTTGGCGTAGCATCATTCCCGCTTTGCCACCTTCGATTCCCGCCTCTTCAAATCCAGCCAATACTGCCGAAACAGTTTCGATGTTTTGCCCGAAATCTCGTGCAACAGATCCGCCTGCTTTCATTCCTTCATATATATCTTCAAATGTCAGTGTGGTTGAATTAGCAACTGTTTTTAATACGTCCATTACACGCGTCAAGTTTATTTGTAATTGTGTGGTGTCTTCCGTCGCAAGTCCAAATACCTTCAACCCTTTAGATAGTGCATCCGTTCCTTCCGCTAAATCCATTCCTGATGTCGTCGCAAAATCTATTACACCAGGTAATAGCGCAACTGCTTGTGTTGCTTTATATCCCTCCCTGCCTAATACATCCAATGCAGCAGTTGCCTGTGTGCCAGTAAACTCTGTCGAGCGCCCCACATCTAAAACAGCTTTTTCCAGTAGTTTAAATTCCGCTGACCCGCGCTGAATATTACCAGGAAATTTCTGTATTGCAAGCGTGAATGTTTTTTCAAAATCTGCTCCGACTTGGATTACCTTCCACGCGGCCACACCAAACGCCGTCATAGCAGCAGCGGCTATAGTTAATCCTTTACGAATTCCCGTACCTATCGCGCGACCAGCGCGGGCAACCCCTTTAAGATGCGCCTCGGCCGCACGCGCAAAACGCCCGATGCCTGCCTGCATTCGCGAGATTGGTTTTGTCACGCGATCAATCGCACGAAATATCGCTTCTATTTCAAATTTTTTAGCCATGTGGGCGCGTAGCCTTTTTAAGCTCGGCCCTTAAGCCGTCATAAAAAAAACGAATCTCAGCAGCAGTCAGCTCGCGCCAATCTCCAAGGGCAGGATAATCACGCATGATCTGTAAAAGCATTTCGCTATACACTCCAATCCGCGTATGATTTCCATTCGCCAACTGTATCTCCACGCCGCCGCGAACCAATAGCGGCGCGGTTATTACGCCAAAAAAAGTGTCCAGATCGCCATGCAGATTTTCAGATCTGCCATGCCCATACCGGAAAATGTCGCCGCCGAAGTCCCGGTCATGTCGGCCATCGACGCGAACATCTTTCCGACATCTCGACTTTTTTTGACGTTGTCCATCGCCACAAGCGCGTGCCCTTTAGGCTCGCCGAAAGTGATGGCCGTAGCTCCTCCCTTCGGCGTGAATACAGGGCGCCCCTCGGCATCTACCGCGAGCCTCCCGGCCATCACCGCCTTGACAAAAATTTGGCGGTCGCGCTCGGAATCACGGCGATCGTTTTCATCGAGCCCGGTGAAATCGAGATCGATATCCATCGCCTCTGCGAATCGCTCAAATTCTTGTTCCGCTGTGTGCCTGTCTACTATTTCTTTTTTCATCTCATCGTGCCCCTATCAAAAATAGGTGCCGCGCGCCGCATGGCTAAAGGGCTAGGGGCTAACCCGCGCGGCACAATACTTCCCCTACTATTGCTTCGTGAGCTCGCCAGGCCCAGCGAAGCTAACGCTTGCCGTCGCGCTCTGAGAACTCGCCTGCAGCTCACCAACAATTTGCGCAAGGCCTTGATAAACAGATCCGTCCACCAGCGTGATTGACAGCACCTCAAAAATTTTTGAATTTGCACGCAACTGCAAAAATTGAAGATCACCGTTTGTATGATCAATTTCTACCGTGAGCCCAGCCACTGCATTTGGCACGCGTGTCTTGATAAGACGCGCCGTACCGTTGCCGTTTGCCTGCACCTCGTTTTCAAAGCCACCTACCTTGAGTTGCGCCTCGTTGTCGGCAGGCACCGCAAAAACACGACCTGCAAAAGAAATTTCTTCTATCGATCCGCCGATGGCTGTCATGATACCACCTCACTCGTTCCAAAATAAAACCCGAAGAACAAGTCAACAGATTTTACATTTACATTTCCACTCACCGCAACAGTCATGGCGAGATCTAGCCGCTTCGGATTCGTCCCGTTAATCCCCGCCTGAATACTCGCCTTCGCCGTAGCAGGATCACTGATAATTGCATCGAGCCCGAGCTCGTCGATGAGCGCCGCAACGGCGGCTTTCGCCATCTTTGGTTTTTTAACTGTCGGATTTGTCGTTGGCTGAGAATCGGGAAGCAACGGCGCACCGTCCCATTCGGCCGTGTCGAGAAGAAGATCTACGTTGAAAATAACATTTTGTAATTTAACAATGTCGACAACGTAACGATACGCCGGCATTACATCGCCCGTAGGATGGTACATTGTTATAATGTCGCTGAGATAAACAACACCATCTTCAGACTCAATAGTAGATGCTCCAAGCTTCACTGCGGAATCGCGCATTGTAAAATCCCATTGACTCGAATCGACCCCGGGGACAAGACCAGTCGCCGCTAGCGATCCATAATCATGTGGGGGATTATTGTTTGCCATCACCGCAATCCGTGCGAGCTGCCGTGCAGCAATAACGAAGGGAAGGTCTTTCGATGAAGGCGCCGTGAGCACGCTGTTCGTTCGATCTGTTTTGCGCGCGTCGGATACCGCCGTACAAAGCGCAACAGAACTTAAATTGCATCCCGTAAAAACTACAAGCGGCTTGTTAACCAGTGCTCCCCAACGCCCTTCTCCAAAAGTTGCATAGGCTCCAAGTGCAACAGTATCCGCAATGGGCAAACAGTTGAGAATCATCGTCTCCCACACGTTCCCGATTTGTGCAAGCGCCGAATCCACTGTAGGATTGACGAGCCCACCAACTGGCTGCGTGAGTGCCCAGGTAACACCGGACACGGAAGGCAGAGGGCCGATTATTTCGAGCACGATATCATTAGCAGAAAGTCCCTGCCATTTACTGGTTACTGTAATCTTAGTTGTTCCGTCACTTGCAATAATCGGCATTGCGGCAACCGCGTTAATTGCTGCAATCCCTTTCGCAATAATTGTCGGAACGGTGTCACCCACCACAATTGACAATGCCTCGGAGTTGATGTTGTTCGCGCGAATGATGTAGCTCGATGCGACAAGCGTTCCAATTGATGGTGTGATGTCCCCCACAGCCGCAGCGGACCCTCCACCGTCATCGAGCGGGTAAACGGTCAACGGGATTGTACCGATCCCATCGCCATTTATTGGAAGCAATTGCATTGCAGCAAGATGCAAAGGTGATCCAAACCCGTATGTCTGGCCCACCTCTAATGCCGTGTATACTTGCCGTTTCAAATTATCGTAGCTCGATTGGGCAGCCGTTGTTCCCTGCCCAATGAGCGCAATCCTCTGCGGAAGATAGTACACACTCCCCGGATTTAAATTCTTGTATTCTGTTTTGATGCCAAGAACTCGTGCAACTGCGCTGGCATCTATCGCCGTACTGATCGTCATTTTTCACCTCATGAAAAGTCATATTCTGCCGTCAAAATAACTTCGCCGCTTGGCGACCGTTTGACCGTCACAGAAATATACTCCAATGTTTCTGCCGCAACTTGCGGCGATAGTTCATTGTGCGAAACCCGCAAAGCAAGTCTCGCGCCTACAATTTGCTGAATTGCTTGGCCCTGAAATTCTGGCTGGTATACCGTAATTGATTGCAGCCAACGCTGTCCTACTGTACCGCGCAAACCTAGATAGGTATTCTCTGCGGCCATGAGAATATTACGAATCAATCTGACTGCGCGATGTGTCGTGGCAGCGGCTTCCTGATCTCCGAGTGTGTGCCCAATCACTGCGCTCTTTGCAATCCCGTATCCGTAGCAATCGAGATTAAATAAAGAGGTGCTTGTTTGCCGACTCACTACATTACCGCTACTCTCCGAATACGCTGCACTATCAAACCAAATATTACATATCGGGCTTACATCTATTTGGTCATCAAGCCATTGTTCCCATGCATTTGATCGCTCAGAGTAAATTCGCACTTTCCAAAGAGTCGCGTCTTTTACAGCCGCCGCCGCAAGTATCTGTTGTTGTGCAATTTCCGCAACAAGAATCGCTGCGATTTTATCGCGAATGATCTCGAACCCGTCTTGTTTATCTATCAGCGCTAATGTCATGGCGTGTACAACTCCAATATCAAAACCACAACACCAAGTGCTCGATCAGGATTTGACTCTTGTACCTTAAAAGTACAAGCGTTACCGTTGATGTCTACGGTATCAACCCGCCAAGGCTTTGAGGTACTCTCGGAAATCCCCCGCGGAATCGCCGTGAAACCCTCAAGAGAAAGTGTTGAAAGGCGAACTACAGCAGAAGCGAGGCGCCCCGTAACAGCAACTCCTGTTTCCGGGTCTATCACGCGCGAAATATCAGTGAATCCTCCTGATAAATGCGCACTGAATCCGCTTGGATCAGTAATGGTCAAAGGCCACCCGAAAAGATCTTCATCCTCTAAAGTTTCCTCCAACATCGCCTCTGCTTCTGCTCGTAGTCCCATCTCTCAATATACCTCGACGTATCCCGCGGCCACGAGCGCGTCGAGGCTCGTGGCACCGCCGGTGAGATACTCCGCCTTGACCTCCACTCCTGGCCCAAGAATCCCGCGCTTCGACGTCACCGCTTTCCCCTCGACAATACGATACCGCGCGGGCGCTGGCGCGGGCGCGGGCGCGGGCGCGAGCTCGGGCGCGGGCGCAGGCGCGAGCTCGGGCTCGGGCTCGGGCTCGGGCGCGGACTCGGGCGCGCCCGACGTAGTTTGCTTATAGGTGCCTGTAAAAGTTGAGGCAGCCGCGTGAGCAATTGCTGGTTTTTGGCCTTTTTTAAATGTGCTCATTACGCAATCCCCGTCACCAGACACCCGAACGTGTCGATTGCCACTGGGATAGCCAACGGCCGCGCGCTCACGCCACCGAAAAGTTGCTCGCCGTCCGCGGTCGTCCACGTATTTGTGATCAGGTCCATGCCGCCTGCCCCTGGTCGACTGATACGCGGGGGAACAAACGGCAGAACCCGCTGCTCCGGGGGGAGAATCATCGGTACATTGCCCCATGTCATCCGCAGATCAGCACCGCGACACATAATCAGCACTTCCACAGGGTTCATGTATTGCGTGATAACGCCAGTCTGTGGGTGTTTGTACCTGCCCTCGTATGTCCAGATTTCCAACGGATAATGACCAATGTCGACCGTCCCGCGATACTTCGCGCCATTGCCGCGGTCTTCCATAGGGATAATTGATCCAATATCTGCGCGTCGTGTTTCAAAAAGTGCTTTAAATGCCACGTCTGCAAGAGCGGTTTTTAATGCTTTAATGCCCCAAATAGAAATGACCGGATCCATTTTGCCATCATTGCGGATAACATCCATGAGTGATTCAATATCGCCCGCGATTGTTGCGTTTGCATCATCCCAATGTGGTGCACATGTGGGCCGATGCGTCGCTTTCGGCTTGTAGTCGATGGTGTAAACTGCCGTGCCAGCCGCATTGATTAGTGTCACAACGCCGAGCTGGAGGGCTTGCGCGGCTTGCAATTCAACCGTGCGCAAAATCTTGTCCTGTACCTTGAGCATACCAGCAAGAAATTGCTGCATCGCACTTGCCTGAAAAGCGACATCCTCAAATGGATTCTGCCCGGGCACGCGTTTGATCATATCAAATGCGCTGAGTGCGAAGGCCTCCTTGAAAACAGGAGGGATGAATCGCTTGTTCGTGTAGAGATCATTGGAGTTCCAATTGTACCCTGACACGAGGCTCTGAACCGCGATTGCAACCTCCTCATCGCCGCGCTGAATGTCAATTTCAACCGCCTCGGAATTATGAAAATTCTCCGGCGTTGACATAAACTGCGATGAAAAAAATGCGGTTGGCCGCGGAGTTTGCTTATACATGGCAAGCATTTTTGTTGTTGCTTCGGTGCTCATTTGTACTCCTTATTGGTTATCAAGAGCGCCGAGCTCTTGCACGGTAACAGGGACAATTCCATAATCCCTTAGTAAATCTTGAATTACCAGCGTGATCGTCGATCCGTCCGCCGTCGACAACCGATCAAGCTCCACCTCTCCACCAATCAACGCGCGAATCGCGTTGTCGCCATTCGCCCCCGCGAGTTCGTACGGCATGACCGCTTTTGGAATTCCGTTTTCATTCGCCGTGATCACCTCCACGGAAAGACCCAAAGCGGCAAGCGCCGTCGATGCCTGAAAGTCGAGCTCGGTAGTTGCTTTGAAAACAGCCGCCGTGCCGACGACAGTGAGATCTGCCGCCGTCGCGAGCTCAACCATCGTCTTGATTTCGGTCGCGGTGACTGCATTTTCGTCTGTCACATTGCCAGTCCCCACTACTTGCGCAGCCCAAGTGAGGCCGCCCGTACCAGCGCCGCAAGCTATACGCATCACACTTCCACAGCCGTCATGCGTGAGGAGAACTTGCCCGCCAGAAACAGACGCCTTAACTCCACGCGCTTGTGCATTGATAAACGATGCAATCAGCGCCGCCGTCGTAGCCGTACCAAATGTGATCGTCTGCACTTCGCCGGAATAAGGGCCGCCAGTCAGCGTGATCGTCATGGTCAATCCGGTTTGATCTGCACACGGATACGCGGTGGTATCCGTAATAGTTGCCGCCGTTGCTGCCACCGTCGTCGTCACCGGCCCAACATTATTCACGTCGAGAATGATTGTCTGTCCGTTCGCCAAATTAAATGGGCCATTTCCCGTCGACTTCAATGCGGCGCCGCCTGGCACGTAGTTGA